AACATCCATAATGGAACAGGCATTGGTATCTCCTTGGAATATATCGAGGTTCTGAGAGAATTCTTCTCCACCATCATTGTTTTTTGCCTCAAGTCCAGTTGTTGGATCTATACCTAATGAGACTGCCTTCTTATGAATAAGCATACCTGCAACAAGAAAGTTGTTTCTTACATTTCGGTATTTCACATTATCAATACCGTCGTCGGTTGAAAGAGCTGTAACTATCTTGTCGTATTTAGGTTTTGGATATACGAAGCGACCATCCATAGAGTACCAAAGAACCTGTCCTTGGTATTTATCAATGCCACCACACGTCTCTATTTGGTCAAGAATAACCTCCTGATTGGTGTTGAAGACAAAGAATTCCCTTACATTTGCGTCTGTTATTTCGATACGCTTACCATTTCTCGTTTTCTTTCCCGTCCAATCGGGATGATACTTGATATGTGCAACCCTACCAAGATCATCTTCCTCTTCAAGACGACACCCTTCAAATAACATATGCTGTATTTCCACGATTTCACCCATCATATTGTAATTAACATGAAGGGCAAAACCATGAAAATGGGCGAGGTCTACGGCAATAAGATGAAGAATGTCGGAAACCGTATCTCCATGCCTATTGCAGACGAAATCACCGAAAAACTTATCCTTCAGCCCATCACCTTCTATGAATCTCTCGTAAAGTTCACAACACGTTCCGCCCGTCGGACTATTTAAAATCAATGATAGCATACGTTGCGGATACAAATTATCCTTACCGTATGACTGAATGTTCATCGACGATATATAGTGCGTATCAAAGCGTCTATGTGCTCGCTTTACGTTATTTATATTCATATCAGTGTTTTAACTTATGATAGAGTTTCTCGGAGTCCATATACTACATTTACTTTGCAGTATCGCCAGTCTTCTGCTCTTTTGCAGCTTTCTTTGCAGGAATTTCACTACCAGCGCTCTGTGCATCAGAGAGAGCTTTCTTTAGTGTTTCAACTTGTTTCAAAAGCTCTTCATTGTCATTAATAAGTGATTCCTTTGCCTCTGCGAGAGCCTCCTTTTCAGAAGTGAGAGCCTCATTCTTTGTGGTCAACTCAGCAATTTTGTCATTGAGTTCTTTTGTGGAGCCCTCAGCAACAGCCTTTTCCTCGTTCAAAGTCGAAATCTTCGCCTCCAACTCTTCGTTTTTCTCCTGTTCGTTGGCAAGGTCACTGTTGGCAGTTTCGAGAGCGGACTTAAGACTCTCGATGTTTACCTGCAATTCCTCATTACTTTTTGGTTCTGCTGATGCTTTCTCTGCAAGTAAAGTCTTACGGGCATCACAGAGTTCTTTGTAATTTTCAGGATACTTCGCAAACAGATCCAAACGGTTCGCATTCTCATTGAGAGCGTCCATAGCAATCTCATCCGTAAGATTTGCATTGGTGAAGACCTGCCCATTGAGAGCATGGAGAAGAACACCATTCAACAGTATGAATTTCTTTTCTTTTGGCATAATTCCTTCTTTTTTTAGTTTTGAATAAATTAATATATAGGCGTCTCTGTAGCAATTACTGCATGAAGTATTCTTGATTTGTTCTCCAAACAGAAACGCATACGTATCTTTAATAAAAAGCCTGTCAGTAGATGAGAAGCCGTCGTCATAACGCCCCCTCATCTCTAACAGTACAGCCATTGTTTCACTAAATGTTAACATTGGCAGAGTTCTTTAACCTCCAGGTACAACACTTGGGGTGGTACCACTCAACGAAGCCAGTACCTTTCGTGTTTTATCTTCATCTGTATCCCAAAGGAACAAGCCAGATGATGGAGCCTGCTGTTCCTGCAAAGTAACACTCCAACCGCCATCGGTATCATCCGAGTTCAGATCTCGTGTAGATGCCGTCAGTTTAAGTCCTTGTTCGAAACCGTAAACTTCAAAAAGATTCTTACTGCCTGCACCAGCAAACTTGTTTTCAAGAACAACAACAAATTTACCATTCGCCAACTTGTCAATGATGTCATGAGATACTTCTGGTCCACTGTTGAGGATTACGAACGCAACGGTCTTATTCCATTTTGTCCTATAAGTACCTACGGCAGCTTCGATAGTCGTACCATTGAAAGGTGAGCCTTCCGGTACGATAATCTTGTATCCCTTTGCACCAGTGGCGAGAGCGAGAGCTGTAATCGAGTTCCCTGTGCGATTGCATTTGCCTTTGACTACATCGGCATAATTCATGATGTAGCCAGTAGTCTGGAGACCTTTCTCAGACATGTTTGTGCAATCGAACTCGATATCCTTAACTAATTTGAAATCGCATTCAGCCATTTTACAAAAGTTTTATTGGTTAGTAAGCGGCTTGGATCAGTGCGTCTTCACCTACGAGGGTACCAAGTGTAGAACTTGCGTAGATGAAATTCTTACGCTCCTTGTCGCTAAATGTGAGGCTCAAAGATGCAATCTTGTCGTCGTCCTCAGTTCCAACGAACAAGTTGTTAGGAGAGCAAACAAGAGCACGATGAGGATTGTTAAGCTTGGTGCCATTGTCCTCGTACTTCTTGATCATGCGGTCCCAAACGTCAAGCACAATCATCTTCACGCCATCATACTCTGTGAGCTTGATACCTGAAGCAATCTGTTTAACACTCATAGTATACTTACCGTACTTGTCCACGAGGTCATTACGCAACGCCTTGAACAGAGAGTTGGTTGTCATGATGCAAGCCTTCTTGTCGTCAAAGATGCGAGAATCAGCATCAGAAAGCAAGTCATCAAAGAGCTGTACAGCATAACCTGAAGCTTTAGCTGCCTGTTTCTGAGCATCGTATGAAGACTCCGTATTGGCTGTAACTTTTGTTCTCTGCTTTTCATTAGCTGTACAGATAGCAAACAACTGCTTCCACAATCCGTCATTAGCAGTAAAGAGCTTAGTATTAACACCTGTGGTAATAATACCACCGCCAGCAATATCTTTTGCGGCAGTGTCACCGAACCATGTGAGACGCCAATACATATTGTTAAGAGCCTGCTTCAAAAGAGGAATAAGAACGAGGTCCCAATATGGTGTGTCCTGCAAGTCTGCACGATCTGTGCCTCCCTTTAACCCATTCTTTCCAATGGTCTCCTCGATATCCTTATAGCAAAGCTCCAATGGAACTTCCCACTCGCCAATTTTCCAAGTCTTCTCTACACCTGTAATAGAGACTTTTTCGTAATGAACGTCACAGCCTGAAGACTTGTAGCCGACATCCTGAATCTTGTCAACATAACCAAGTTTCTTTCCATTTTCTTGCTTTGACTTAGTTGTTACAACGGTATCGAGATCCGGGTCCTGGAAAGTAGATGTGAACATCAACTCACGAAGGTCGGTAATCGCACCGTTGTCTACGGTAAATTGTTCCCAATTAATCATATTGTATTCCTAATTAAATTAAACATTGGTTGATTAGATGATTATTCCATCTTGCGGTTACGCTTCTTCGCGTTAGCCTCCTTTGCTTCACGAATCATTCGCTGCGTCTTGGTTTCTTTACCATCACCCTGACCTGGAGTCTTGTGAGCTACGAACGTACGATTTTTAGTAGTAAAGGTAGACTTCATAGAAGTAATCTTATCAAGCCATTTCTTTCCGCCAGCCTTAGCAATGAGGGTGAGAATCTCTCGCTGTTCGTCAGTTGTCTGATTACCCTTTAAGGCAGAAATTTCGTCGTCCTTAGAAGCGATTTGTTTCTTGAAATCATCAATCTGAGCCTGCAGATTGTCGATGACTGCTTGCTGCTGATCTGGGGTAAGGTCTCCACCCTCATCACCTGGCTCTGAAGGTTCATTATCGTCAACCTTTGTAATGTCGGTAATGACTCCATCCTGCACAATAACGTGAGAACCATCATCCATTACGTAGTCTCCGTCTGGATAAGCGATATCGCCTACCTGTGGGTCTCCATCTTCTCTCTCGACAGTAAATCCATCGCCAGAAGAAGATGTGATGTACTGATCGATGATCTTAATGTCGTTGATGTCTTCAATCTTTTCAACGCCAAACAGCGAGCACACACGCTGTACAGCGTTGGCATCGCACTCAATCTTTCCTTTTGTCATTTCTTTGTTGTTTTTAAATTTGAACTGTTTCTTGCTGTCATTCATTTCAGGGAGTATGGACCCGATAAAACCGAGTGCCATTGCTGTCTGCATATCTATGTAAATATCCTTATCCATCAACTCACTAAGGAGTTTTCTATCAGAACCTGTACGGCTCACGTAAAGATCAAGAAGTTTTCCTGTCTCTACTCGAAGCTGCGAAGCGAGATTTCTCATTTTATCCGCTTGCTGCTCCAGCTCTTCAGATGTCAATCGTTCGCTCCTTACTTCATAACCTGCAAGGGCTGGGTTGTGAATACAGATGCTCGCATTGCGATATGCGTATCGCCTTTCTAAAGGTGCCGTCAATAGAATTATCGTGGCAATAGATGAGCATTTACCCTCGACAGTTGCTGATATTTTCTTATCTGTCTGACGTAAAGCGTCATAAATGGACCACCCCTCAACACAGTCTCCACCGTCACAGTGGAGACGGATATCAATATCAGGGTCGTCAGGAGACAAATTACTAATGAAGTCGCGAATGTCTGAAAATGTAGTTGAATCAGTGCCTGCTTCCTGCAAAACGAGCTTCTCCTGGTCATCAACTATGTCATTATAGATTTTAAGTACGGCCATAAAACAATAATTTTGTACCAAAATTACAATAACAGCTATACGAAAACAGAAATACGCAAATAAAACAACTGAAAGAGTATTTCAGTAAATACTTGCATGATTGATTAAAAAGAATTATTTTTGCCAAATAAAACAAGAAATATTTATAATTATGAGAAAACTGATAGCTTCATTATTGTTACTT